CAGCACTTTGTACATACCATTCATTGATCCCTAAATCAGAAGGGAATCGAAGAATAAACCTATTTTTCTTTTTAGGTTCATAAGGGATTGGTACTTTCATTAACAAATCAGCCATAGTTAGTTGTTTTAAATTTTTTTATTTTATTTATAAATATTTGTTGTGTAAATTTTTTTCTATTTACTTTGTTTTTTTTTAAAATATAGTTCTTTTAATTCTAGCCTTTAAATTCTTAATTGTTTTATTCTCGAATATTTCTTCTTCTTCTCCTGATTTAGTAAGAAATGTTCTTAATTTATCTAAACCTTTTTCTTTAGAATATTTTTTTGAAGCTAGAGCATTTTTTTCATCGTCATCTAAAAAGTGTATTTCAGGTGAAACAAAAACAAATCCACTCTCTATAGGTCCGAGGTTGTTTATAAAGTTACCATAATATGCTTTTTTCTGAAGTCGGTAAGATAATCCACTCGTATAGTCGTGAAATTTATGATTTGCAATATTTTTCTTTTTTTCAGGCGAAATTGCATCGTCCGATCCATAACTTACGGGTACAAAAAAACATCTATTTAAATAATCTCTTACTAACTCTGAATTATTAAGATCTTTTAATCCCATCACATTTCTGAATTGTTTTAACGACCTTATTAATTGTTCTTTGTCTAAACCACCACGACCCATGTTGATAAGTTTAGCAACTGCCTTTTTAAGAGTCATAGGTGAATGACCCCTTGCAGTGATGATTGCAAATATTACACCGTTGTTAATTGAATCTCTTAGTTTTTCCCAACCAACTTTCACTAAAGGTGCTCGTTCTATATCCTCTAAAAATTTTTTATCTCCTGTTGTTTGAAAATCAACCAATGCTCTCGGAGAAAATCCAACTATGTTATGACCTTCATAATTAAACTCTTCTTTTCCAACTTTTTCTCTATAGATAGCAAAATCATCAGTAGACATTCCAACATCCTTTCCGTTATCATCCAATAGAAATATTTTAGTTGGCATTCTCATTATGTTATCATCCCAATCTAAAGCATAATATATTGTCGGTGGAGAAAATGTATCCTCCAAAGTTTCGTATATGATTCTTTTTAAATTCATATTAATAAATATCATTAAATTAAAAAAAAAGGGGAACAACTTGTCCCCCTAATTTTAATTATGATTTAAAATCACACATCTTCGAAAGATGCTCCTGTTGGTGTTATGTAGAAAGTTATATCAATAAACTCTAAAGATCTTGTTGGTTTGATATAAATTTTACCTGTCATTTGATTTCTATCTAAATCTTCAGGATCAGATGAAACCGTAACTCTAAAGTCATAAAGACCTCTGTCTCTTCTGATTCCGTCCAAAATTGGATTGACCGCATTTAAGAAATCTTGTCTTACTTTGTCATCGTTTTGATCAAATAACAACCTTACGGAAACTGCTGAAATTAACTTTCTTGCTTGTAGTAATAATCGTCTTACATTAATTCTATCAAGTGCTGATTGTCTAACTTGAAGTGTTTTGTTACCCCAGATTACAGTACCGATGTCTGAAAACGTTGCAATTGGGTTGATTCTTCCTGTATAAAGTACGTCTCTATCCTCTTGAGTAAGTTTTTTACGTGCCTTTATTGAGTTGACAATACCACGAGTGTAACCCGCCGCAGCGAACCATGGGAACGCAATGTTGTCAGTTAACGCTAAGTTTCTTGTAACTTCAGCCGTTGGTGGAATGTAAATTTGAGTGTTATTTACAGTATCTCTTGTCAATACCCAAGGATAGTAAGTGGCCGTATAGTTTGAATCTAAACCTGATTGTTCTAAGTTATCAACAGCTTCTTGAGGATAAATTAAACCGTCTACACCTGTCGTTGTAGGTAGTAATAAGTTATAATCAGGAGTTGTCACAACATATAATGAGTCGGCTCTTTGTTCCTCAATCATAGAAACTGCAGATTCTACTAAGTTACTGTTATTGACATAATCGATTCCTGGTGTTACAAAAACATTGATATTCACCGCTTCAGGATTTGAGAAGGTATTAATTCCTAACAGATATGCGTAAAAGTCAGTGTTAGCATATTCATCAGTTCCAGGTCCAACTGTAATTTGTTTGAATGCTCCCCAACCTGTTGCATTTGGATACCTTGTTGTAGGACAAGCCCCTCTTAAATAACCACGTCTTCCAAGTTGGAACTCATCTCTGTATGATCTATATTCTCTGTAGATATCCCATCCGTCAAATCCTCCTTGTACTAACAATGTAAATTTACGAGTGTTTAATCTGTAGTAAGGATTTGTGTCTGTTTCAGGTTCTGAACTAAAAGACCCTGCTCCACAGATGAATCTTGGTTCACCACTTGATGCAAATACATCAGGTAGGGTAATACCACTTGCATTTTTATCCATGTGGAAACCTGCCGTTCTGTAATTCCAATCAGAGGACTCAACAGCAAAACAAGTGTTTATTGGGTTTCTTTTACCGTAATACTCAAAGAATTGAGGATCGTAACCATAATCGGCACTTGTTGAGAATCCTAAGTATGTTTTTCTAATATTATCACCACTTGATATAACAGCGTCATCATTCCCTGATGGTAAACCAAAAGGTGGGTTAAATACTACTTCCCCTGGATAATCATATTTCGCTTTGATAATTGGGAATGGAGAACGTGCTCCTGCATATTCTCTGAAGTTGTAACCATTGAACCCACAAGGAAGTGAATCAATAGGGGCATCTTCATTCATTTCAACCATGATGTATTTTGATTTTAATTCAAATTCACCATCTAAACTACCAATCTTTTTAGCCACAAAGTTGTTTTCTGCAGGATTCATAGAACAATTTGTAAATTTCTCTAAAACTACAGGATTAGAATCTGTGTCATAATAATCACGTACTAATATGTCGAAATTTTGGTTAGAGAAAGATACGTTTATGATTGACATTTTAACTTCAAAGTTAGCGTTGTCACCATCAGAAATTGTATAGAATTTAAACAAATCAAAAACTTTGTTACCTCTTACTTCAGAAACAACCCAAGGTGAACTTGGTGACTGATATTTTTCAAGATACCATGAAATAGATGAGGGATCAGAACTTTGAGCTTCAGGTAAATTGATCAAATCACATTTTAAACCTCGTATATAACCTTTATTATATGAATAAGTTAACATTGTTTGGAAAGATTCTTCAACAAACAAAGGAACTACATTTCTTGGTTTTTGGAAGTTTGAGACCCCAAAAACTTTAGTCAAATAAGAAGAATCACTTATTGTGAATGATGTTTCGAATTTAAAATTGTTTCCTAATCTATCTTTTGCATTTATAACAAAAGTTGAGAAAGGATTTTTAGTTACTCCAGAGTACTGTCCTGAACAATCCATAGAAACATCTGTCAAACCTGTGATTTGGAAAGTTGGGTTTTCGTCTGTTGCGTAAGTAGATATACCTCTCGACCTTAAAGTTGCTACAACTAAGTCATCATATAATGTATATGAGTTACCTGTATAGTAATAAACCATACCGACCACGCTTCCTGAATAACAATCTGTAACAGTTGTTGTAGTTGTTGTTGTAGGGACAACAGGTGTTGGTGTGATACAAGGGTTAGACGTTGTTGTAGTTGTTGTTGGTATAATAGTAGTTGTAGTAGTAACAGGATTGATGTGTGTTAAACCAGTCACAACTGTCCAATAAGAATAACCTGAATACATACCATTACCAACATTAGAAAATAATGCGTAATACCAAGCGTCATTAAACGGAGAGCTATAATTAGTTAAAGTACTTGAAACCGAAGGTACATTAAACACATTCGTTTGTGCGGTATATCCTGTTAACATATCATAATCCATTCCGTCAATTGTTCCAAAGTATGCAATTGATGTTGGTTGAGATAATGGATTTACAATTCGACCATAAACAAAAGATCTGTGATCTTCATCCAACGTTGAAGTTGTACCATTGAAGTTTTCATAAGGAACAGTTAAAATTGACTCAATTTCAGGTGGGAAACTGTCCAAAAATGTTATTGAGGATTGTGAATTTGTACAACCTGTAAAATCAACAGTAAATCCTGAAGTTAAGATGTTATTACATGCCGGTTCGCAGTCAACAATTACAGGTTCCTCACAGTAGAAATCAACAGTAGCAGGATCTACATTTGCACTTGTTACAATAGACCAAGATGGTCCTGCATCGTAACCAGATAGACCAAGGATCCTTGTTACAAATAATTGATTTGATTGTTGTAAATATGATTTAGCGATATATGCCGCCTCATATTTTGGGATTTGTGTATTAACGAATTTTTCTGGGGAAGTAGGTCCGAAAACACTTTGGAATTCTTCATAATTTCTTATAAAGATTGGTTCAAAAGCGGGACCACTAATAGTTTCTCCAACAATTCCTAAGGTTGTGACACCAACGCTTTGTGCAACGAAACTTAAATCAACTTCCGATGTGTAAACTCCTGGTGAAACAAATACTTTACTGTTTGTAGCCATTATTAAAATTTTTTTATTTTATTTATTTTTCTATATAAATACCGACAAAAATTAGAAAAACTTTACTTGTAATAAAGTATTTATATTTTGGTGAGATTTTATTCTGCCTTTTTTCTGCCCATGTCAAACACTAAAAAAATAAAGAATCTTAAGATATCAGTAGAGGTACATGATGTATTAAAAAAATACTGTGACAAAAGGGGAATCAAAATGTATAAATTTTTGGAAAATCTTATTCTAGAAAAGTGTAAGGATAAAAAAGATATTTATGGTGAAAACTAAATTAGTTTTTGTTGTACAATTATAAATGACCTTTCATTATTATCTTTTTTAATAACATTTACCCTTATAATATCATTTGTGTTTACTTGTATCTGATTTAAATCGGTTCCATAAAAATCTTCATTTATAAAAACGTTGTACTCTTCTACATTTTCCGTAGTTGTTATATTCATATCTGTAGTATAGTCAACCTTGATTTCAAAAGAATTTTTGTTCTTTGGGAAATTAAATGTAAGATCTGTAGGTGATTCTGGATTTTTTTTCTTTTTTCTACTTTTTATTTTATCATCTACTTCATAAGTTTGAAACGTTCTTACAATTGCGGGTGATACTTCATATTCATCTTCATCCAAAAGAAAACCTTGTAGAGTCATACCATATTTTTGTATGTACATCTTTCTTTTTTCCAAATCCAAAATTGACTCGTCTGTTACGTCGTTCAATACTATAGGAATATAATGTCCGTTTATAACTTGGTATGCTTGTCTTGAAGCAAATTTTTCTATAATAGTTTTATTGAAAGTGTTAAGTTCCCTCATACGATTACAAACTATTATAACAGTGTATGTTATTTGAACAGGAACTGGTTGGGGTATTTTATAAATGTCTATTCCATGTCTTTGTCCATCCCAAGTCGGCACTTCTGCGTAGTGATATAATTTTCTATTGGGTATATTATATTTTATAACTGGATCCCCAAATTTTACTTCAGGTGTACGAACAACAACAATAAATGGTGGTTCTACGTTCTTATCAATGTTTTGAAAATCCCACGTCTCGACAAACTGAGCCCAATTCTGAGTGGTTATTAAAATATCTACAGTAGGAACTTTCTTACCTGAAACAGATATTGATAATTGATCTTTTACAAATTGCAAAAATCCGCCATCCAAATCAGCGTGTAATAAACTTTTAGGTAAAAATGTACCTTTTTCTTTTATCATCTCAAGTAACTCTTCTCTCCTTTCATAAGGAGTGACAGGTTGTTTGAGTGGTATATATTTTTTTATTTTATTTGGTAACGCCATTATAATCCTCTAAATTCATTTGGACCTACAGGTGCCGCGATTATTGTTCTATAAAAAGGTTTGTAACCTTTATAAGTATGTTTGATGTCAGATGTAACCCTACCATCGTTTACGACTGAATAATACCTAACAAAATTTTCAGTATCATAGTACCCAACATAATCTCCATAGTTTATATCAATATTCAAATCTTCCAATGTTTTCAAATAAACAGACATAGTAATATTTCCAGGTTCAACTTGATCCATTTTGGTACTACCTAAAAAACTATTTGTCGGTGCAGTAATTGCGACATAAGCATTGAACTCAACGGGTGGTAAGAAAGTAACACCGTCTTCTAACGTTTCACCATAAACATCATCAATTTTTATTCTGTTTCTATCAATTCTATAAAGTACACAAGTATAGTTCATGTCACCAAGTAACCACTCTTGACCAATCGAGATCTCTAATTGGAAATCTTTATCTCCAAAAAATTTACCCAATCTAGTTATAGGAACTTTGTTGTTCATTTGTTGTTTTTATTGATAAATATTAAAAATTGTAGTATTTTTATATAAAAAAGATTTGACAACTACTAAATATTTATTAGAACACAAAGCTTTGGAGTTACTTGATTCGTATTCAGGTGCAAACAACTATATTATTTTTTTAAAAAACAAAAAAGATTCTTCTAAAAAGTTTTTTCCTACAAGAACTCAAGCCGACTATGTAATAAATTATTTTGACACAACACCCAAAGTTGCAAGAAAATGGGTTGAGTTAGATACATATTTTGCTAAGAAGTTTGCAGAAGAAAAATACCTGTTCCAAACTCCTGAAAAAATATTCATTGAGAAATTGTTAGTAGAAAAAGAAAAATCCTATCATGTTTGGGCTAAGTTCTTTGAAAAAGATGTGTTGAGTGAATTTTGGATACCCAAATCTGCTCTTATAAAATCTCACTCTGTCGATAAAGTTGAAATTGATTACTCTAAATATAACCATAGACCCCCACTTTCACACCAAAAAGAAGCCATAGAAAAGTTAGTAGGATCTAAAAGATTTATTTTAGCCGACGACATGGGACTTGGTAAAACTACCTCAACAATTATTGCGACTTTAGAGACAGGGGCAAAAAAAATATTAATTGTTTGTCCCGCATCATTGAAAATTAATTGGCAAAGAGAAATTGAGAACTATTCAGACAGGTCTACTTTTATTTGTGAGGGAAAGAAATATTCTGTCGATTCTGATTTTGTAATTGTAAATTATGATATATTAAAAAATTTCCACGATTCTAAAGACAAAGAAAGTTCATTGTTAGAACAATCCAATTTTGATTTAGTAATTTTGGATGAGGCACATATGATTTCTAACGTACAAGCTCAAAGAACAAAAATAATAAATAGTTTTGTAAAAAAAGTTAAAAGAGTTTGGTTATTAACTGGAACTCCGATGACATCACGACCAATGAACTATTACAATTTATTAAGTATAATAGAAAGTCCTGTCGCTCAAAATTGGATGGCGTATGCTATAAGATATTGTCAAGGGTATCAATTCATGGCAGGAAAAAGAAAAGTTTGGAATGTAACAGGAGCGTCAAATTTAGAAGAACTACGTGACCGAACATCAAAACAAGTGTTGAGAAGATTAAAAGAAAATGTATTAGATCTTCCTGATAAAATTATTACTCCTGTTTATTTACGTTTAAAATCCACAGAATATGAAAATCTTATGGGTGAGTATTATGATTGGTATGAAAATAAAACCGAAGAATCTCAATCTCTTACAGTACAATTTTCTAAATTAATGAAAGTTAGAAAAGTAATTGCAAACGAAAAAGTAAAACAAACAATTGAATTTGCTGAAAACATTTTAGAACAAGGAAAAAAAGTAATCATATTCACTAATTTTACAGATACTCTACAAACAATTTATCAACATTTTGGAAAACAATCGGTCTATCTTGATGGAAGTTGTTCAAATGCAATGAGACAACAATCCGTTGATTCATTTCAAAACGATGAAAAAATCAAAGTTTTTGTTGGTAACTTGAAAGCTGCGGGTGTTGGGT